TATTTTCCATAGTAGTATATTTTAGAATTTTCTCTTTCACAGGGCAGAAAAGATTGCAAACCTTTTCTTTTAGTTACTCGAAGGAACTTTATAGACTTTCGCGGTCTTTCACCTCTCCTTAAACTATTAAAGCTTAGTTTCTCAGGCTTGGTGTTCTTGGCTAATTTCAACTATCGGCATATTCCTCGGAACGAAAGATAGCCTACTTTAGGCTGTGACACAAAACTTAGAGCTGAGTAAACAGTTAGAAAAGAAGTAGGGATTGAGCTCCCTGATTAGGCAGGGGTAAGGACCAAAATGTTGTTTGATCCGATTGGAGCGCCAGTAAGTGCATTTCCAGTGACACCAGCAGTGTTAACTACGATAGTTAATATATCTGATGGGACAAGTGACACGATTGCCTCAACATTAGCGGTAGTGAAAGTTGCGACAGGAGCAGGATAGGCTGCTGCTATCACAACAGTTCCGTTCTTTAGGATGTTGAGAGTGGCGGAGGTAAAGGCTGATACCCCTAGAGTTTGCTGAGCATAGACAACAAACACTCCTTTAACATTAGTTATTTGTCCTGCAACGATATTTATACCGTACGGATTGTAAATAACTGTATTGAAAGTTAAAAGAGTGCTTGCTGACAAAGCGATATTTGCTCCATTCACATATACCGAATTATTTCGAGGTACAGGTGATGATGTAGATGCAACTTGCGGAGTGCGAAGTTCAATAGTATATTGGGCATAAATAGAACCTATAACATTGGTACTTGTTGTTTGGCCACCTACGATGGCATAGAAAGTACCTAAATCATAAGAACTAAGTTCTGCTGCTATTATAGCATCTCTAGTGAAATATCTTCTAAGGCGGTTATCATCTCGACGCAGCACGGGCATCGAAAAATTCGCAGAGGGAGGAGATTGAACTGCCGACTCCCAATTATTAAGTTGATTGGCACTAGTTGGTGGCGGATCGCCAGGATCAAAATCAACCCCAAAGCTAACATATCCTGTCTCGGAGGAGCTGGCTCTTGACACGTATTGGAAAACCAAACTCTTAAAAGAGTAAGTTTCCCATTGATTCGCTTGAGGAGCCAGCCAAGGAAAGGAGGATGCTAGGCCAGGTTGAATGGGTAAGTTAGTGGCAATCGCAAAACTGGTAGTGGACCCAGTTATATCGGCGATATTTTCGTGGTGGGTGATCGTGTAAGTCGCAAGCCTGTTGAACGGCTGTCGGACTATTGTATTGGTTCGAACTGGTAGAGCTTGGACAGTCATAGATGCAGGTTGACGCCTGTTATTGGCTCTGAGCTGTTGGACTGGTTTTAATTGACGACGAGCTTGGCGGAGTTGTTTGCGAGAAAAGGGGACTAAATAGTCCTTGGGTGGCGCATTAAGGTTAAAAGCGCCTGTTGGCATGAGCGGACCAATCAGGGCAGTGTTGCGTTTTTGTTTTGAAGTGGGCATTTACCCTAAGGGAACACAGCTTGTATAGAACCAATCTGTGTCGATGGGAACACCGACTGGTGTAGGAACTCCAGTCGGACAGGTCCAAAGATCTAGGTAGGATTCCCATGATACCTGTTCGCTAACACTGATTCCAAACGCACGGGCGAACGAGATTCTAGTATCTAAGTCGCATTCTCGAGTTCGCATTCCGTGTTTCTTGACTTGTTTGAAAGCTTCTTCTGCCATTCCTCTTTGAATTATCGGTTCACGATATTCACTCTCGAGCAATTTCCAATTTTTGTTAGAGGACCTCCAGAGAGCCATGGCTGCATTCTGAAGAATTGGAACTCCGTAATTTAATGCCATTTCACATTGGGCAATTGCCGATAATAGGTCTTTTTGTCTATGAAATTGCCATTTCTTCCCAACCAATAGATGGCTGAGCACCCTGCGGGGCTCACGAACCATCTTATACTTTCCGTGTATTGACACCGGGTTGGTTTGACACCAACTAATATCTTCGATTGCATATACAGTAGGCTCTACTGACATCTCCATCCCATATTCTAAGTATGTGGACGGAATACTATCAGTGGCTTCCTTTTCAAACTCCTTTTCAACGAATATAACCGTGTCGTCACCATCTATGATGACGTCGGCCTTGTGTTTGAACACTTCTCTCCAGGCTAGGAACATAAGTAGAGAAATTACACAATTGCCAAGTCCAGTGTTCATATCTCCAGACATTCTACCACCATTAAGCTCATAACTAAGTCCCTCTTTAGAGGAACCTGAGTTCTTGATTTGACGTCTTAATAGCGACATAAATGCCGGATCTTGGTTGTAGAACGAATAGACTTTGTGTTCGTATTGGAGAAGATCTACATTGACATGCAGATCGAAGCGCTTGCCATCAATCGAAATTATAGCAGGATTTTTGAATTTGGACAATTTTAGCTGTATAAGTTTGGCGCGACCTCTCATGTTAAGCCCCTTCGCTATGACACGCGTTCCAGTGGACAAGGAATCGTGTAGTTTTAAGTGATACAGGGCTTCCTCAATAGGTTTCAAAAATTGAGAGATTGCTACGTTGAATTTAAAAGATCTGAACTGAATGGGCCTCGGATCGGGGTTTACTTTCTTAGGGACAAGGATATTCTCATTTTTAACAAACATAGATAATTTATAATCCCTATCGCTAAGACCGAAAACCCTGAGGTCATCGGCAGCTCGTTGATATCTAAGCCTTTTAGCCCCCCCATACCTATTTATGAAGTTTTCCATTGTCTCATTAGATGTAGGAAAGGAGGAACGCTTTAGTATACCAAGTATATCACGTATTTGGTTGCGGCCTTTAATGGTCATCGCAGGAACAGCTTTAAGAACTCGGTTGGTCACAGCAATTATTTGGTTATGTGAACAATTGGCGTGGCGCACAGGGATCCATAACCCTGGTAATTTAAAAACTCCCATTATAATAGTTTTCCCTCTATGTTGGTCTTCCATGACCTGGGGATATCTTTTTATTTTAGAACCGCTTGACAATTGTGTTTGGAGTTTAATATTGGACACACAAATGTCATCTATGGATAGGGGAAACCGTCAATCAGCACCATAAGTCTGCCCAGAAGGGAGCAGACCATGTTGAGCGAACTGATTGAGCTCTTGAACTAAGTGGTTGTTCGTTGGGCTAGCTAATTTATAGAGGATATTTCGTTCAGACTGACCGATCCTTGAAACAGCAAGCATGCAATTATGAAATGCACACAAGATTTCGAGGTCGGTGGAGTCCGGCTCTTTGGATCGATAGACAGCTTTAAAATTATGTTTACAGTTGACAAATTTAGCAGGACTGCGATCACTTAAATACAAGAACCAAAAAACAACAGACAATATATCCATGTCTATATTATATTTTAGGGCTTTTATTTTCAAAGTGCAGTACATACATTGCCGCTGTTTTCTAAAGGCATAAGCTATACTAGATGAGCTTTCAAAGGATAAAATGGACCCGGCGGTGGCTTCAAACCTTTTCCACCAAGATCTTCTTATGCAAGAACAATGTTGATCTTTAGTCAATTCCGCATCAATCTCAGAGTTGATGTCAGACATGACTTCATCGTCTGCCTTATAATAATCCTCAATTAGACCACTCGTTATGTCTCCATGGAGCACGCTCAACATGGCTTGGGTTTCCTTCTCATCAGTTACAGGCTGTAAGACCTCAATGAGGGTATCCAGATCTCCATCAACGCCTGGGATAATGTAGGCGTTGGCTTCCTCGGGAATGACCACGAGGGCATCTCTTTGAGCGTCTATCTGCGCAGGTAGAGGAAACCTTTTTGCGGGTTTAGTTGGAACTGGAATTTTTGGGATAGATATCATGCTCTGTGTTTGAACAGTAGTCCTCTTCACAACATCTGCTGCCCAGGGATCTTCTGAAGGAACAAACCCTATCTTAAGATATGGCTTGATAATTTCCTTCTCCTTGGGGAGCTCTTTTGTGGAAGTGTGTTTCTTCAACGCAAGATTAATGGCCTCGTTTTTGGAGCGTAGCTTCAATTGTCCCATCTTCAATCGATCTTCATGACTGATGGGACATCTGCTACAATGTCCAATCGCTTCACGATGTGGACAGAGGAATTTTGCCCATTCCTTCGGGACATCTCCAACTCGGGTTTTGCGGATCATCGGCTTTGGAGCAGCTAAATAGACCGTCTTTCCTGTTTCATTTATGGTGACTTCTTTTAGGAATATACCTTTATTCAATTGAGTGAGACGCAGCACACGTTTTTGTCTGTACATGTGCTGTCTTTGAGTCCTGCTCAATCGAAAGGCATCGAATATTGTATTAAGATAGTCAGGAATGACGTGAGCTTCGAAACCGGGAGCATGTGGCAGGATAATTCCAACTGCCGTAAAAATTGTCTCCATGACAACTTCAAAATTATCAGCAACTTCCACCGAAGTGGAGAATTGGTTCATTGACTTGAAGCAATCATGGAGACTGGTCAGTAACTTGTTATAATCTCCCATGTTCCCCTGACCTACAGGAACACTTCGGACAACCCTACGTACCTCAGACACGACGCCTGAGGTGGATAAACGGGGTT